TGTTATTACTCATTTGAATCGTATAACCGCCGTAATTGGTAGACGAGTTCACTGTACCATCAACCAAAAACACATATTGACCGTTATCAACCATTGAAACAACGCCAGAGCTACTCTGAATCGTTCCTAAACTTTGCAATCCCAAATTGCTGTTCAATGTGTACACGGTAGAACCGCAGACACCATAAAGCTGTCCGTTAGAAGCAGAGTAAATTCCGCGCCAAACATTGCCATTCGGCGCTGTTGTCAGCGTAGTTAAGCCTGGCATTGGGTAATGAGTAGCAGGAAAAACCGAAGTATCGGGATTCTTTTCCATGTACAGGTTAACGCAGCGTTGAGCGCCAGCAATGACGCTTTTCGTCTGGTAAGCGCCAGTTACTAACGGTAATTTAGCCATTAACCTGCACTCCCAACATAAAAATCGCCATAAATGTTGTAAGCGCCAGATTTTCCACGCAAGGCCACAGGCATATGTAACAAAGGAATTTGGCTATTCACTTCTTCAATTGCACTCATTGAGGCTTCAGCGTATCCAGTCAATTCAGGCGGGATTGGCACACCATAAACCACGCACAAACGCCGCGCTAAATTCCAATGCAACGCATCCAAGTATTCAGGCGGCAAAACAATCTGATCGTTAATCGTGTTGAACTTTTGCAATTGCACCATCACGCTCAAAAAGATTGTGTATTGGTTGCTTGGCAAAGGCCACACGAAAATATTACCAACAGGATAGCCTGTATCGTAATAAAGATATTGCGGAAAAGCGTTAAGGTTTTTAATTGAAATACGGTCGTAGTCTTCTTGCGCCCGTAAAACAGTTAATGGGTAGTCAACAGGCAGCGGTGTACCTGCATTCATGCGGAAGTAAGCAAACTCAATCTTGACGGGTCGGGCAATATCAAACTGTTGACCAGGGCCAATTGTGTAAGATTCTGCCCCCGTAGCTTGCAGGGAAGTCGTTACCAACTCGTAAACCATATAACGGCGGCGCTGCCATTGCGCCATCATCATATTTAACTGGTTAAACGCATCGTTGGTATCTTGCGCCAAAGGTGTCTGTCCGACACCAATAACGTTAGCTGTCTTCAGCGCTAGGTTGATTATGTCCGAGGGAGTCGTTGGCAGTGGTTGCGTCATTTTTTGGCCTTCCTCGCTTCGGTTTATCAGCCTCTAAAAGCTGACGTTCTTCAATCTCGTCATTCACCAAAACAGAATCACCGCTTGATTTGGTAATCCACTTGGGGAATTCTTTGTAAATATACACAGGAGGAAGCACAGGCTTCCCCCTATAAAACTGCTCGATTTTCATAGGGGGTGCGCTCCGTTTAGACTACGTCAGCAACAATACAAGACCATTCAGGCTTGATTGCAGCGTAACCGTACAAAATATCCATACGGGTAATCAAGCTGTCAGACATAACGTCATAGGCTTCGATCATACGCAGGCTGATACCGTCAAAGTTTGCACGAGCAGCTTGAACCACACCAGCGGTAGGCATTTCCAAATCGGCGGTAGCCAATGTGAAGGCTTCTGGATAGTAGGCCAAGTTTTGACGATACTGTGAGCCAGCAGGCATCACCAAGCTGATAGCGGCGCTGTTAGCAGGCGAAGCTGTCACGGTGTTGAAAGCAGCAGGTGCGGGAGTAATTGCTGGGTAAATTGGGATGCTAGTTGCACCAGAATTCACGTTAGCAGTAACCACGAACTGACGCAGTTGACCTTGAGATTGACCAGTCAAACGGTTGATAGCGTAAACGCCAGCAATCGTGATGATGTCGCCCACGTTCAAAGTACCAGTGATTGCGTTCACGGTCAATGTAGTGCCAGTTTGGCTTGCACCGTTAACTGTACCAGCAGAGAATGAACCCACGGTATGAACTTGGGTGGTTTGGTCATACATCCAATCAAAGCCCAAGGTATCTTTGGTGATGATGCCTGTTTCGTATTGGTCGGCAATTTTGACTTGAGGGTTAAACAAGCCAGCCAAAGAGGAAACGGTACGGGCTTGAGTCACGGGGTCAAGAATAATCTTGCGGTCATAACGGGGGGCCAAGTTTTGATCGATAGCAGAGCCAGCGGTCAACCAAGTCGTAGCATTGGGGCTAGACAAAGTAGAACCAGACAAGTTAGCCACGATGTTGGCAGATTGACCAGCCACGTTCATCAGGTCAGCAGCAACGTAAGCAGCCAAACGGTTAACAGCGGGAGCGAGAACGCGCTCACTGAAGTCGTCCAATTGCATGGTTTTCTCAGCAGTACCAAACGACACAGGCACGTTAGCTTGTGTTGCCACAGTCAACGATGTGTTTTGTTCGTTAGTACCTTGAGGGGTAATTGCTGGCCCTGTCGAAACGGTGTAATCGTTAGGCAGACGAACGCGCAAAGTTGAGCCAATTTTGGCACCAGTACGAGCGACATTTATGTTAAACAGGTTCGTTACTTCCTGTCCCCTTTCGGGCTTAACCTTTCGGTCAAGATCAGACTATATCTTCACTCATTTCTGAGGCTCTGCATTTCCCCACCACTCGGTAGGTACGCCTTACGGCTAGTCGTTGAACCTTACCCATTTCAGGGTCTTGGCTGCTGATTGCCCAATCCTAAATCTTTTCAAACCTTCACGCTTGCTTTTTCAGGCTACGTTGTGGTGATTTAGGCTTTAAGGGGTTTCCAGCAATTAACAGAGTTTTAGATCAGCAGGCTTGTTTACTGATCGTCATATTGACGGGAAACGGTACGCAAAAATGCGTTTGACTGAGTAAACAGACGCACGGCTTCATTCGTGATCTGGTTAATCGTCAGGAGCGAGTTAGTAGTCATGTTGATCTACCTCCTTATGAAAAAGATTAAAAGTTGGATTCCTTTTAACTCTAGCCTGGAGTTTGTTTTTAACGGCTCAACACAACAGTTATACGGCCTGCTTCTGCCTTAGTGAACATTTTACGGCAGTTTTTAGGCTGCCGCAAGAATTAACGAGACTTTTTGGTCTTATTGCGCCAAGCCATCCAAGCCTGTGTGTCAGTAATAGGCGGCTCTGCACCGCCGCCACCACTAGACGAACCACCACTTACCTCACCCACGGGGGCAGGCGCATTAGAACGCTGTTTGGAAAATTCTTTATTGGCCTTGTTGCTCAACTTTGTCATTTCAATGCCCATTTGCAACGGGTTCAGGTTGGCAATGCGAATCGCCTCTGCCACGTTGTCCGAGCGACCCAAGTAAACCAAGACTTTTTCAGGGCTAGGAATTTCAGCCAAAGCGCGTAAAAAGTCGTTAGATTGAACGCCAGCCAAACTCAGGTTAGAGATAGCTTTGTCGTATTCAGCGCCAAATTGCTCTTTGGCTGTGGCTTCAATTTGCCCCATTTTTTGAATAAAGGATTGCTCTTGCATCTTTTGCTCGGCAATCTTGGCGGCAACTGTGTACACATCCTCTTGGGATTGAGGTTGATATTGTTGTTGCGGCGCTTGATTCAAAGCGTCAATCTGTGCCTGCAATTGAGCAGCGCGTTCACGTTCAGAATTCTTTTGAGCAGCAAGTTCTCCCATGCGTTTACGCGCCCAATCGGGCAATTCATGGTAAGCGTCTTTTTTTAGCTCAGTTTGAGCCTCTGCCTTGGGTTCGGCAAGCTGCTCAATTGTTGATTCGGGATTTTCTACGGTTTGGGTTTCGATTGTTTCTGACATAGTTCCTCAACTGGTGATGGTAGGGATTTCTTGGGCTAACACCTGTGAAGGGTCTAGGAAGTCGGGGTTAATATCCTGACCGATGTTTGTTGCGCCTTCGATTTCGCTCACCATCTTATCAGTAATTAATCCAACATCCTGTGGCTTCACATCTTTAATCAGCACACCTAAACGCTCGGTTTCGGCTTTGAATGCGCTAATCAAATCTTTGCGCTCGTTTTCTAGACGGATAGCCAAGTGGTTCATGGCGTCCATATCGAGGCGTTGTTTCTCCATAGCTTCTTCGGTTTTCTTCTCCTCCAAAGCCATGGTCATTTGTTGAATAATTGCTTGGGCTTGTTGCAATTGTTGCTGGAGCGCCATTTCAGCGTCTGAAGGCCCTGTACCCAAAATTGCAGGGGGAATCCAGTTTCGCATACGCTCTTGCAATTTATCCGCATTCGGGAAGTCAGCCGAACCCATGTACAAATCGCCAATGACTTGCGCCAGCGCAGGCTGTGCAGACAATAGCTTAGTCATAGCATCAAATGCAGCCTCTCGGCGGGTATCGTAGTTCGGGCCAACCTCTGCAACCACATCATAAGCGCCCACGGCTGGGTTAAAAATGACGTTCACATCACCCGACTCGGCTTCTTCTTGTTTCTTGAGAGGCACTTTCAATTCAGGGTCAAGCGTGATCTGTTGCTCTGTACCATCATCACCCAAAATACGAACAATGCGTTTTGTGTCGTAAATCTTAGGGTAAAGGTCAATCAGAATCTTGCCTGTGAACTGAATTGCCATGTTCTGCATATCTTGAAAGTGAAACGTGACCCGTTCACCTTGGTTGACACGCTTTTCAATTGATACACCCGACAATTCTTGGCTTTGAGCGCCAAAAGTTTGATCGTACTGCCCCGAAGTCATCATTAGCTCTTGCGCTGCCTGTGCCATACCGTCCATGTAGACGGGTGAAGACATAGGTGCAGGCGCACGGGCAGGGTTAGGAATGGGGTTGCCTTGCTCGTCTGCATGGTTGTATGGCAGATAAGCATGGTTTTCGGTGTTAGCCGTTGCCCAATAGTTTTCCAAGCCTTCAATAGCCTCAACAGGCGCGAGGTAAGGCGACTTAGATTGCAATGCGCCGTACTCTAGGGCAGCCGCAGCGTTGTAGTTGTAGGCGCGTTGAGCATCCTTCATGTAGCGCACCAAACCTTTACGGTCTAGCTTGCCT